CACGCAGCAAACGAGTTGAGAAGACTCAAGATGATCCACGAGCAGCCCAGGCCCATGTGCACGCCATTGCAGGTCTCCATGACCTCAGTGCCGTCCGTGGTATGGACTACTTTTGGAGAAAAGCTTTGCTCCCCGATCGGGACATCCTGAGGGCGGCCCAATTTCTCACACAGCTTCCGTGCTGTGTGTAGGGCCACCTCATGAGGGATGTAGTCGGTGGCGGCCTTCAAGTCTGCAGAGAAAATACGCGGTTTCTCTCCACATGCGAAGACCTTCACCTCCCTTCCGCGGAGCATATCTCTTGTCGTCACCAATCCGCGCAAGGCAGTAAGCCATGCGTGGGTTAGTTGGCGACAAGCTTGAGTCTCATCAGCCGGGTGGATCGTCGCCACTCTTATCTTTCCCTTCTCGATGATGGGACAAGGCTTGAGTGGCTTCGGACACGTGGATTTCATGTACTCCAACCGACAGAATCGGGCCGGGGGAACGGGAGGAGTGATCCCCTCAGTGATGTCGGCGAGAAGATCGAAGTCGTTAAATACGGCTACGACCTCCTCGTCGCTGAGGGGACCTTTCACTGCTCCCGCGTAACCTGGCTCCTGCCAGTTGTTGAACACGGGTTCCATGTTGTCGCATAGATGTCTGGTCCACATTTCCCCTAGTGCCGCAGCGGTTCCACCCTTCCTTTGGGAGTGGGTGTAACAGGCGGCATTAGTGGCAATGGGATCAGGCAACTCTGCATCCACCTTGAAAGCTCGGATGGGAAGTTGATCGATGAAGATATCTATGCCTTTGAGCAGAGATCTCTTGAACGGTCGTCTTTCCATCCATCTTTCCACAGTAGAGTCAACAGAATCGTCAATTTGGCGCTGACGCACAGACCACCACACGCCTCGAGTGACGGTGCTAGCTAGGAAACTCCGCCTAGCTGCTTTGTCATTCGTGTTGCGAAGTATGTCAGTCCGCCAAGCATGAGCGGCCTCAGAAAGGGGCTTCGGTCCCTCTCTGATAGAGCGCGAGAGAAGCACTAGAAACCGGTCCACGATCTTTCTGTTAAGAGAACCCTGTCGCGTGGGTTCTCCGTAACGGAGACAGAAAGCTTCTCGGATCGGGGGATAGTGCCTCTTGAGCGCGCGAAACCGCTCGTAATTGACTTTTCCGCCGGATCCCGGAGATGCTGCCACGTTAAGTGTATGCAGCAACCTCCGGGGACGCCGCCAGCCCTTTTGGTCCCCTCGGGGACTAGAAAGGAGCTTGAGCCACCCAGTGACATGCTTAAAGGATTTCGGAATCCTCAGAGCACGTCTCCGGGTGTCAGCGGCGCCAG